GAATTGGACCTTATTGGTCTAACTGAAGAAGATGAATACAATGGAATGATGCGTAAGCACATCCTGCATATGATTAAAGAGTTTGCTGATGAAGGACATTCTGGTTTCTCTGCTCAATATGCAATTGATATTCTAAGCAAACTGTTGTCATTCAAACCATTGACACCGTTGACCGGTGAAGATGATGAATGGTGTGATGTTAGTGAATATAGTGGAACAACCACATATCAAAACAAGCGTTGTTCTTCCGTATTCAAAGAAGGTAAAGACGGTGAAGCATACAACATTGACGGCAAGGTCTTTTGGGAATGGTACAAAGATGAAGATGGCAATGCATTCAAATCATATTATGGTTGCCGTGATTCAAGAGTTCCTGTAACATTCCCTTACACCGTACCTGAGGAACCAATCTATGAGTACCGCCATTCGGATGCGGAACCAAAATCACCACCACAAAACGAACAAGGTTTTCTATAATGCTTTCTATCTTTCACTATTGGTCGGCCAAAGAACGATTGGCCGAACATGAAAAGACCATCATGATGCTTGGTGGCGAATCTGAATGCCAACCAATGATTCTCGCACAAAGAGATATGATTGAGTTGGAAATGCAATACTATAAAGAAATGGTACAAGAGTTTTTCTGGTTGACAGTTAAACTTCTTGGTGTTATACTCTTTTTTGCGATAGGTTGGAAAATGTATTCCGACTTTAAACAATACTTTTAAAAGGAACTTATGAAACGCACAGCAAACTATAAAATGTCCAAGCAACTCAAGACCATGTTGGCCTTGATGAAGTTTGAAAACAACGAAGAACGTTCACGATTCAAACAACGTATGATTAACGCAGAGATTCATGCTGCATCCGTAGAACGTGTTATGATTGGTGCTAAGAACGGCAACGACTAAATATCATTCCATATTATTGAAAGGAAAATCATGTCACTATTTGTTGAAGTTGAATCTGAAGAAAAGAACTGTAAGGTTATCGTTAATCTTGACACAGTTATTGAAATTGCACCTCTCCGCACTGGCGGTTGCCACCTATTCTTTGCTGACTCTGCCGCTGTTGGTGGTAAGACTGCAATGAAGGTTAAAGACTCTTACTCGATGTTCCAACAGTTTGTATTGCAAACCGTTTCAGAAGAAGATATTGCGAAGCGTATTGCAAATCTACCAAAAGTTGAAAAAGAACCATATCCACGGTTCATTTCTGACGCCGAAGTTACACCACCTGCACAAAACGTACCACAACCAGAACAAACACGTGGTCGTGGCCGTCCACCAAAAAGTGGCATGGTAACTACTGCTGACTTAGGTTAAACGATAAATACCGGGTAATGACAATTATCCGGAGTTTACAATGCCTTTAAAGAGTTTTACCAGTTTTGCTGAGACATTAACAGAAGCAGCAAAGCCTAAAAAAGATAAAAACCACGCAAATTTTGACAAAAAAATACTAATTATTGGTTACGGATCAGTCGGCCAAGCAATTTTGCCATTGGTTTTGAAACACATCACCAATGATCCAAAGAAAGTTACCGTGCTTGAGAAAGACAATCACGGTAAACTATTCCGCAAACGTAATGCCAATAACGGTGTTAAGTATGTCAAAAAAGAGATTCTACGCAATAACCTAGACGCTACATTGAAACAGTACACCGAAGAAGGTGGTTTCATTATTGACGTATCATTGAACATTGCTGCTGATGCCATTATTGAATGGTGCCTACAACATAATGTCATGTATGTTAACACATCACTAGAACGTTGGGGTGACCATCAAGATGAAAAGATTCCTAATCTTGCCGACCGTACTTTATATCATACACACAATCACATCCGTGAAGTGGCCTCAAAGTATCCAGGTGCAGCCACCGTTGTGGCAACGGGTGGCGCAAATCCAGGGTTAGTAACCTATTTGGCCAAGGCAGCATTGTTGAAGATTGCTGAGAAGGCAGGTCGTAAAGTAGAACAACCTAAAGACAAAGAGGGTTGGGCACAATTGGCGAAGAAATTAGGTGTTGAAGTCATTCAAATTGCTGAACGTGATACACAAATCATCTCTAGTCCTAAACTAAAAGACGAATTCACCAACTCATGGTCTTGTGAAGGCTTTTGGGCAGAAGGTCGTGCACCATCCGAAATGGGTTATGGTACACACGAACCTGCTGAACCAGAGAATGGTACAGTACAAGGTCACACCGCATTCTTACACCAACCTGGTCTGACTGTATTGGTTAAATCATGGGTGCCAAATGGCGGTCCATTCAATGGTTTCTTGGTACAACACTCAGAAGCGGTTACATTGTCTAAGTTCTTAGAGACTGCCGATGGTAAGTATCGTCCAACTGTATACTATGCATATCAACCAACTGATGCAGCCATTGCATCTGTACATGAAATGCGTGGTAAAGAACTTGACATGCAATCAAAAACACGTATCATTAAGGATGAAATCATCTCTGGTATGGATGAACTTGGTGTACTTTTGATTACAAACAAAGGTAAATCTTACTGGCACGGTTCTCAATTGGAGATCAAAGAAGCACGTAAGTTAATTCCTGGTGAAAATGCAACCTCTCTACAGGTTGTTGCATCTATTCTTGGTGAAATGATGTGGGCCATTCAAAATCCACGTATGGGTTATGTTGAACCTGAAAAGATTCCACATGAATTTGTGTTAGAACATGCAATGCCATATCTTGGTGCAGTTCCATTCGTTGAAACCGATTGGAGACCAGAAGAAGATAAGAACAAAATCTTCCATAGACCATTCAACAAGAAACATCCAAACGCACTCGAAAATTTCAGAGTCTGGTATTAAAATCTAAAGTATATTATGAAGTTTTTGAAAGATACACAAAATTACATCATCGAGGACTACAGGTCAAACAAGGTTAGATTCTTCTTAGAAGTCTTTTCTTGGACCTGTAGTATCATCACCTCAATCATCTTTGCCGCTACGGTACCCAATATTCCAGTTGTTCCATTGTATTCCATCTTTATTGCTGGATGTTGTTCTACGTTCTATTGTGCATGGACTCGTGGTTCATTTGGACTAATGGTCAACTATGCATTCCTTGTCACTATTGACGCCTATGGACTAGGCCGTTATCTGTTGAGTTGATATGTGGAGATTGTGGGCCAAAGCACTTGGTGAGAAAAGTGGCAAAACTGATGATGAATCCAATAAAATTGCTTGCATTCGTACTGTAATTGTGTTATCCTATATCACTACAAACCTTTTTATTATAGCCGGAGTAATCCGACACTGGTGATATATGAATTCAAAAGAGAAAGAAATCCTCGACATTACGCAAGAAGAATGTGCAGAGGTAATTGTTGCTATCAGTAAGATTAACCGATTTGGTATAGACAACTTTAAACCTGGTAAACCTAAGACCAATCGAGAGCATCTAGCAGAAGAACTAGGTGACCTGCAAGCAATGATTGACCTATGCATTCAGTTTAATCTGGTAGGAAGTGAACAAGTAAGTATTGCAGCAGACAACAAAATTGCTAAACTCAAGAAATGGTCTAACATTTTTTATGAATAAATTATGATTGGTAATTTTTATAAAACTTTGAAAGAGAATCAGAAATGAATATTTTTTATCTTAATTCCGACCCGGTAATTTGTGCACAACAACATGCGGATAAGCATACGATTAAAATGGTCTTGGAATATAGCCAACTCTTGTCCACAGCGCACCGGGTGATTGACGGCACAGAATCTACAGGCAAGTCTGCTTCTGGTCGTATGATGCGCCGGTGGGTTCTTCCTGACGGCCGTGAAGGTAAACTATACAAGGCAACACACATTAACCATCCTTCTGCCATTTGGGTACGCAAGTCTTACCAAAACTATGTCTGGTTGTGGAAATTGTTAGAAGCACTCTGCACCGAATACACCTACCGCTATGGTAAAGTCCACAAGTGTCAAGAAACTGGTCTTGTTGATGAACTAATGTACCCACCGTTGAACATTCCTGCACATGTAGAATTCACAGAACCTACACCTGCAATGCCTGAACATGTCAAAGTTGCCGGTAGTTCTATCAAGTCATATCACAATTACTACATAAATAATAAGCAGCACTTGGCCAAATGGTCAGGTAAGATTAACTCTCGTAATGTCCCGGAGTGGTTTCATGCCCCGTTATGATTTTCTAAACAAAGACACAGGTGAAGTAGAAATTCACACTATGTCATACACCAAATTGGATGAATTCAAGGAATCCAATCCACATCTCGAACGGTACTTTGCTGCCGAAGACCTTCCTGTCATGTCTGATGGTTCACGATTAAGCACACCCGGTATCGGTAAACCAGATTCCAGCTTCGAAAAGTATGTTATCCAGCGTATGAAAGATACAATTCCTGGTAACACAATGTCAGGTCATAAAACAAAAACTCCACGAGAATGGTAATACAAAGAATTCCCGCACTTCTTGGCGGTGGTTACTACAAACCACCAGTTTATCAACAACAAGTTAAGAAGAAAAATCAACCAAAAGTACCTGTACTGCTTAGAAAGGATACACCTGTCTACAACAAAACTTCCAAATAAAACTCATAAACAACCAGCAAGGAAAGTTTCAATGGCAAGCAATAGAAAAACTGCATTACAGAAGCGTGATGATTTGGCTGAAAGTGATGTTACATATATTCATCAACCAGTCACATCTAACGCATTAAAAATTAAATTAGACCACTTGAAAACTTTTGAGGCGTTGACATCGAATCAACAAAAGTTTTTTGATGCATATAAAAGAGGAGATTATTTCTTAGGACTGTTAGGTTCACCAGGTGTAGGTAAAACTTTCTTGGCATTGTATCGTGCAATCGAGGAAGTATTAGACAGAAGTAATCCGTTTGAACACGTTGTTGTGGTTCGTTCGGCAGTTCAGGTTAGAGACCAAGGCTTTGTTCCTGGTACATTGGAAGAAAAGATGGAGATTTATGAGGTGCCTTACAAAGAGATTTGTGAGACACTTTTTGGTCGTAAGGATGCATGGGATAGATTGAAAGAACAAGGTCATGCTAGATTCATATCTACTACTGCTATTAGAGGTATTTCTATTGATAATTCTATTATTATCGTAGATGAATGCCAGTCTATGACTTTCCATGAGTTGAATTCGGTTATCTCTCGTGTTGGTCACCGTTCTAAGATTATCTTTATTGGTGACTTGAAACAGAATGACCTAATTAAGAGTAGAAATGATGTTTCTGGTTTACAACAATTCTTAGATGTAGCCAGACATATGAATGAGTTTAGTGAGATTCAGTTTACACCAGATGATATTATACGTTCATCTCTTGTGAAAGCATGGATCGTAGCATGTGATAAACATGGTATGTGATAAACTCTAGTAAAGTCTTGTATTATAAATAATGATACAAGGAGAATTTATGTATCATTTTATATACAAGACAACTAGTAATTCGGGTAAATATTACATAGGCAGACATTCTACAAATAATATCAATGATGGATACTTTGGTTCCGGTAAGTGGTTACGATCCATAAAAGATAAGTCCACATTGACAAGAGAAATTTTAGAATACTGTGGAGAATCTAACATAAAAATCATAGAAGAATCCTATTTGAGAGAAAATGTTGGTAAAGAAAATTGTATGAATTTTAATTTAAGTTCTTGTGGTTTTTCATCGGGTGAGTTAAATTGTGCCAAATCTCCAGAAGAACGTATAAAACGATCTTTGAGGAGTTTGGGTGATAAAAATCCAGCAAAACGTGAAGCTGTTAGGCGTAAAATGTCTGAAGCACAAAAAGGAAAACCCTCATCACGCAAAGGCCAAAAAATGTCTGAAGAAGGTAGGAAAAATATTTCCAAAGCTAGAATTGGTTTAAAAATTTCTGAAGAAGGAAAACGTAAACTTTCAGAATCAAGAATAAAAGATTATGCAACAGGTAAAAGAACACCACATAAAAAAAGTGGATGGTCTCATTCCATCGAAAGTAAAAAAATGCAATCTGAAATAGCTAAAAATCGTGAAAAATATATTTGCATACATTGTAATAAGGTAGCAATCAAAGCCTTAATTACTCGTTGGCATAATGATAACTGTAAAGTTTTAAAACATGGAATTTAATTATTGCCCACCGAAGGTCTTAGATGATCTTAAGTCTCAGACCTTTCCTGATGGAAAAAGATACTATACATTGCCCGATGGCACCCGTTTACCTTCAGTCACGACTGTAATTGGTGCCAAAGGTAAACAGGCCATCATGGAATGGCGTAAACGTGTGGGTGATGAAGAAGCCAATCGTGTGTCCAAGAAGGCCTCATCAAGAGGCACCAATGTACACACGTTATGTGAACGATACCTGAACAATGAACCATTGGGTAATATCATGCCTGATGCATTGGAGATGTTCCTGCCGCTGAAACCATACCTGAATCGTATCAATAACATTCATTACCAAGAATGTGCATTGTGGTCATTGAAGTTGGGTATGGCCGGTCGTGTGGACTGTATTGCTGAGTTTGATGGTATCCTATCAGTTATTGACTTTAAGACATCAAAACGTATAAAGAAGAAGGAAGACATTGATTCCTACTTTGCACAGTGTGTGGCTTACTCCTGTATGTACGAGGAACTGATCGGTCGTGGAATTGACCAGATAGTCATTATCATGGCTGTGGAGAACTCAGATCCATTGATTTTTATTGAACAGACTAAAGATCACCTAAATACCCTGTTGGAATACATAACCTTTTATAGGAATACCATAGGTTCATAACTTATGGATATTCAATCCAGGAGAAATTTTAATGTCAGCAATATTAGGTAACGGAACAGTCACATTTGGTGACGGCACATCTCAAAATACATCAGCATATAACGATTTATATGCAATTAAGTCATTGGACTCACCTGTAAACTTTGGTGTTGCATTTTCTAATGGCCAAAGTTATGATTATAGAATGTCGTATCCACAATATAATCGATATACTACTTACTATGTAACAAGATGTTTTTACCAACTTGTATCACTTTTAGATAATTATGGTAATCCATATACATGGCCAGGCCTTGCATATCCTGGTGGTTATTCAAATCAATCGGGAGCATATGATACAGTATCTTATGCAAATACTTCAACGACAAAAAGTGTAAAGGTAAAAATAACAGCAACTTCTGTTAATCCTGGAGTTCCTTTTCTTGGTGGGTATTATCCAACTGCTGGTGCTCAGACTTTTTGGGCAGGTGCTCAAAGAACAACAGATGATTATGATTATCACATAATTTATCGTGGAGGTTCACCTGCGTCACCGACCTCACATTCTGGCGGTACTCAAATTGTGAACGGTATTTCCGGTCAAGTGTGTTATGATACAATACCAGCAAATACAACATATACATATTGGCATTATGCCACATTAAATGGCTCTAATGTCGATACGTTATTTACAACTTTTAACGTGAGTTTTGTTAGTTTTGTTTAATAATAAATTATGAAATATATCGGCGAACATAAAAATGAATCCAATGTAGACCAAATGGGGTATTTTGGTAACATATGGGTGCGTTCACATGAATTTAAGAAAGCTGGTGACACAAACGGTGGTGGACATACTCACAATTTTGACCATGTTACACTTCTGGCTGTAGGTTCCGTATTGTGTGAGGTTGAGGGAAATGAACCAAAAGAATTCCACGCACCAACTTTCATTGTGATAGATAAGGACAAAAAACATAAGTTTACCGCATTGACTGATGGTGTGGTTTATTACTGTGTCTTTGCAGTACGTGATTTGGATGGAAACGTAACAGACATTTATTCTGAAGATAATTCTCCTTTTCCTCCACATTTCGCAAATCGTGTATTGTCTGAGGAAGATAAGGCATTACAGCAAGAACTATTAAGACAGGAAAAATAACATGAATTTAGTCTCAAAATCAGTAATCAAATGGAATTCACTAGGTGACATGAACAATGAAAGTATTGTTCAATCAAGACAGGAAAAACTCCAAGAAATGATTGACGCACAAAAAACTGACGGTGTTGTTACAAAGGATGAAACGGATGTAACCGGCACAATCAATTTCATTGATAACGCATCAGCACAAGAATGGATTACATTTTTGACCTCACTTGCGGAAAACAATGGTGCAAAAATCATTTCATCCAAAATTTTACCAGTTTAAGGCTTGACAAACTTCTAAAGAAAGGTTATAATAAAAATATGAAAAAACTTATTTCTTTAATTTTTTTAGCAACTTTGGTAACCGGTGCATCAGCCCACTGCTGTTATCGTCAGACATATCACTGGGGCGGTCCTAGTGTTGGTTGGGTTCCATTGGCTGCAGGTGTTGTCATTGGTGCCGAACTTGCATCACAACCTAGATATGGTACTGTAATCGTTGAACAACCACCTGTATATGTACAACAACCAGTTGTTCAAGCACCACCACTAGGTTATCACTGGCAAGAAATGATTGACCCTCAAACAAACACTAAAAAGATTGTATTGGTACCAAATCAATGAAAGTCAAAAAATTAGTTCAAAAATTAAACCGTGCCGAGTTTCAACATAATCTCGACAAGGCAAAGAAACTCTGGATGAAATTGTTAAAGAAATCATTCAAAGGTAAGCACACCGAATCGGTGCGCTAATAATGATAGTAAACTTGGTATAAGAAAAGTATTCAAGACGCCGGTTCGAATCCGGCCAGGTCCACCAGAAAGTAGTTTGTTAGTTCACGGGTGTGGCAACCCTAATCAGAAGCGTCCAACAGCCAATTGGGACGATCTTCTGTCAAACTGCTTTCTAATGGGCCTGCTCCGGTAATTGATTGGGTAACAAGTACGATATTAGGCTATCCGTCAGAGTTGACGTAAACACTAAAACAAAAATAAATGCAAATGACGAAAGTTACCGCATTGCTGCCTGAGTAAGGCACTAGGGTTTGCTCGTAGGTTTTCCTAGTAACAGAATAAGCCTACTACTATGTTTAACTTAAAGGAGTTTTAATGAAAAAGATCGCAATCGCCACTTTGGCATTCGTAGCATTCGCAGCCTCAGCGGCTGATTTCGTGTCTATTGACGTAGACCAGGTTACAGATCGTGCTACCAAGCAAAAATCTGTTGCTGAATACGTCCGTGCAGGTAAAGAAATTGGTGGTATTCAATTCGGCCTACAGTCACGCACAGCACGTTATGCTGACAACTCAGGCATGTACAATAGCCTTGAATTGACAGCAGGTAAAGCTGTTGGAGCATTTACACCATTCGCTGGTGTAGGTTATGACAACGGTAGAAACGGTGCAGTTAATGGACAGTTTGAGTATGGGCTTGTTGGTGTTACCGCTGGTACACAAGTCGGTCCAGGTTTCTTGCTTGGTGGTGTAAAAACCCGTGTAAACTTCCATGCTAAAGACCCAAAGCAAACAGTCGAGTTCGCTTCTTATAGCGTTCCTGTTGCTTCTAAAGTTGCTTTGAATGTGGGTGTATCCCTTTCTCAGCAAACTATTCAGGAAAAAGCAATCGGTGCAGGTATCACTGTAGCTTTCTAAGCTGAATGAGTTTTTTGGTGGTTCTCTAAAAACCACCATATTTTTTAGGAAGATACATGAAAAGTAAACCAATACTTTTAACCATGGCATTCTCCGCTGTCGTTATATTCCTCTCAATGGTAAACGTAAACATTTACAATTTACCTTTCAAAGCGAGTTTCGATTCTCTCGATAAAGAGACACAAAAGCAAATCACTTGCCTCGCAGATAACATGTACTTTGAAGCCGCCACTGAGCCACTTGATGGCCAGAAGGCCGTTGCTTTCGTTACAATTAACAGGCTTCAAACTGGGAATTATGCAAACGACATATGTGGAGTGGTGACCCAAAAAACTGGTAAGACTTGCCAGTTTTCGTGGTACTGTGAGAAGAAGATTACCGATAGACGCTTGACAGTACGTGACACCTCGTTATATAATGAGATTCGGGAGTTAGCCGTTAATATGGTTATCAACTTTGAACATCTTGAAGATGTCACTGGTGGTGCAACATATTACCATGCTGATTATGTTCATCCCGGTTGGAAACTAGAAAAGGTAGACAAAATTGGAAGACACATCTTTTACCGAAACAGCAAAGACGAAATTGACCGAAACAAAGGAATCATACAATATGAATAAAGACTTTACTACAATTTGTGTTACTCTAATCATCACATTGTGTTCGATTGTGGCCGCATATACGATTTATAACATCAATGATCGTAACAATATGGCAAAAAACATTGAATCTGCTATCCAAAAGGGTATTGATCCAATCTCTGTTAAATGTGCATATGAAACAAATGCAAACGCTGTTTGTATTGCATACTCTATGGGTAAAAAATAATGCCTAGCAAAGATGAAATCCGTGAGTTCTCTTTGAAGATTGAGGAGATTGCTGACCTGTATAAAGTCCATTGTATGGAAGCAATCATCCAATACTGTGAAGAATCAGGTATTGAGGTAGAAATTGCCGCAACCTTGATTTCTTCACACCTCAAAGCAAGAATCCGTGAAGAAGCACAATCAGTTAATCTGATAAAGAAGTCGAGCCGATTACCTATTGTATGATATAATATTCATCCGGTTTTCTTTTTAATTTGGAAGAAATATTGGACTTTGTACAATTCATAAATTCGGTGACCTACACTTATTTATAATAGATATGACAGAAAATACTGGTTTCGAAGCATACAAACTTTATTCTGCAATGAAGTTGCACTTCACCTCTAAATCCTATGATTATTTCCGATATAACGGAAAAACTAATGTGTCACAGGATAACTTTTTAAAGAACAAAGCAAAATACCAATTCTACAAACTTTCACGGAAGTTCTCCTTGGAAGAATTGCGGAACTTTTATTTGGCCAACTTCATTTACGGTGATGCATCTTGGGTTGGTGAAATGACTGGACCAGAAGGTGAAAAATGGTACACAAAACATAAAAAAGTTAACCAAAGCTTGACATATGTCTTTGAAAATGATATACTTGGTCTTGTAGGAAATGATGCACCAGAACAAATGTTGATTGTCAATGATGGTCAACATCCTATCTTACTCCGTGAGGTAATGTCTGGTACAATTTCAGTAGAAACTTTGTGCATACTTAATGATATTATGAACTTCTTTCCCATGTGGGACCGTAAAATCAGCGATGATATTATCTGGCCCAACTGGCGATTGAAATGTGAAAAGTATGCACCTTTTATACAATACGACAAAGTTAAATTCAAAAACATTCTTAAAGAAGTGATAATAGAACATGTATAAGTTTACTAAGATTTATCTTGATATGGACGGTGTGATTGCTGACTTTGAAAAGAGATATCGTGAGATTTACAATACAAGTCCATCAAGTGATGATGCTCGTAAACGCTTTGGCCAAAGGTTTGCAATCTTTATTCAAAACAAAGAGTTTCAGAACCTTGATTTGATGCCTGATGCAAACGTTCTTTTAGATTATCTT